GCAACGACGCATTTTTTCTCGATATTCCTTTTGCGTCTGCACGCACTTCTCATAATTGGACGCCCACTGAGCTCCTTTCCCGAGTTGAACGGCTAGGATGAAATCAGTAATCCAGTCGTGACCGTCTATGTGCCCATCAGGGCCATCCTCCATCAGGATGTTTCGTACGATTTGATCGATTTGTTCACGGTTCATTGCAACGTCTCCAACCCTGAAACCACCTCGGTCTTCGCCGGCGGCTCATAATAGGAGATTCCGCACCACGGGCAGGCATTCCATTCGTATTCGCCCTCGCGATGACAATGCGCGCATTTCTTCTTGATGGTCTGGCCGGTGGCGAGCATATGCGCCTTAGCCTTTTCGGCAGCCTCTTTTTCCTTGGGATGCAGCCGCGTTTTTTCTTCGCCGATATAGCCGTCATCGTAGTAAAGCACGCGCCCGGTCTGACAGCAGCGCCCACAGGCGCTACCGCGACCGGGTTGTCCCGGCTCGAGAACAGTCCAACCGCCTTCGCCCTTGCAGTCGGGACATGGTCCCCAATGATGATGCTGCCAAGGCTCGCCGACCTTGTGCGCGGTGACGACGTGGTCGGCCTCGGTGCCTTCGACAAAGCCGCCGCAGAAGAAATCGGCTTTCATGTCCTTGTCGAAGTCGCTGCAATGCCCCATGCCTTCCGGGGCACGGTAGTTATCGACGATCGAGCCGTCGTCATAGCTGGTGGTTTTGGCCACCAGCCATTTGGCGCAATTGGAGCATTTCAAGTCGGTATGATGGACTGCGTGGAGCGCATCTAGATCGTATATTTCAGACATAACTCCCCCAGGCTGCCCGCTCGACCGCGGCCCTGATCCGCTCTTCGTTCTCGACACGCTCGACTTCGGCTTCCCACGGCCGACACGGCTTGCCGGCGCAGGCGAGACAGACCAGCTTCATGCAGCCGCGGCAGATATCGACATGGTCCATCATCGCCCGCAGCGACGGAAAGTTGGTCGAGTGCTGGCAATGCGAGCAGGTCGAGGCATGCTCCTCCTTGACCAGCCGCCCCGACCAGCGGCCGGTGCTACCGGTGACATTCGGCGTCCAGACCGCTTCGTCGAAATACTGATTGATCGAACCGGGTCTGAACCGCCGCATGCTTTAACGCTCGATGAACGAGATGCCACCGACCGCGCTGTTGGCGAAGCCGGAAGTGATCGACGAGGTGCGCACGCCGATGCCGAAGCCGGTGGTCGAAGGCACGACAATGTTGTCGCCGTCGTCCAGAGCGCGCCAGCGGTTGAAGCCGCGCTGGTTGATCGACCAGGACTTCAGGTTGAGGCCGTTGCCGGCGGTCGTGTAGGTGAGCTCGGTCGACAGGTTGTTGGCGAACAATGTGGCCGACACGGCGTCCGCCGGATCGAGCAGATCGGAGGCAACGATGGTGCCGACGCCGGCCGCTGTCGAGCCAAACCGGCTCAGATCCCATTGGTCCTGACAGTCGGTCGAAGCCAGACCGCCGGCTTGGCCCATTTCCACTTCATAGACCTGGAAGCGGCGGGCGACGGCCCAAAGAATGCCCGCGCTCTTGAGCGTGTTCGCGAACACGGGCGCATACAGAAGCGGTACAGTGTAGTTTGCCATGGTGTTCTCCTATATGGCCATGCTGTTAGAACGATGTTTTCAGTGCTGCCAGACCATGCGAAAGCCGATCGTGCTTGGCCTGCATTTCCGCGACGCGCGCCGTCAGTCCGCTCAGTTCGTGCTTGTTCTCGACGACGCGCTTTTCCAGTTCGGCATTCTCTTTCACCAGATTGGTATGCGCAGCCGTGACGGCGTCGGCATGGATTTTGGCGTCATGTTCGATGGCGACGGCACTGACACGCGCGGCCTGCACGATGCTTTGCGCGGTCATATGCGCCTGTGTCGTCTCGTCGGCGGCAAGCACGCGCTGATGCTCAAGTTCGGCATGATGGCTATCGAGTTCGTGCTGCGCTTCCTCGATATCGTGGTCCATGGCGGCAAGCTTGGCCTGCATCGCCGCATAGACTTCCTTGGCGTCGGCGAGCTTTTTCAGCTCGGCGTCCTTGGCACTTTCGAACGAGACGAAATCCTTCAGCTCATCCGCCAATCCGAGGATGCCGCGGAATTGTTGCGCCAGGCGCGTCAGATCGTTGAGGGCGGCGACTTTGGTTTCTGCGCTCATGGGTCAGATTCTCACCGGTTGAAAGATGCTACGGTTGATTGCCATGAATGCTAGTTCAAGATGTGTGCGTCCTATTGCAAGCCAGCGACGATCAATGTGGTGGTCGTGTTCAAGATCGTCGATGATTTTGAGGATCTGCTCTTCGATTTCCTTGTTGCGATTTACAAGGGCGATTGTTGCATCGGATTGAGATTTGTATCCGGCTACTGGAATGGGCTTATGCATTTTGGTTTCTGCGCTCATGAGAATTGCGTCTTTCGGAACAGCATGGTGATGGTGAGATTGGTGGTGCCGTCGCCGCCAGTGACATGCGGCCGCACCTGCACCACCGCCTCGGTGACAGCGTGGATGTTCGGATTGGTCAGATTCAACGGCACTGCGAATGGATCATTCATGACGAAGAAGTTGGTGCCGTCGTTAGAGCCTTCGATGGCGACAGTGCCGCCGGAGCCGAACGTCCCGCTGGGATGTACGCTCTTGTCGGCAAAGCCGGTGACCATGCCACCGCCGACGGCGGCAATCGCGCTGGCGGCTGCATAACCGATGGTCGAGCCGACCGGCGCGCCGGTATCGCCGTTAAGCAAGCCCGACCACACCACCTGCCAGCCATCGATGTTTTCGCCGCCGAGAACCGGCGTCAGGACTGGCGTGCGAACCGCCATGTCAGGTCATCAGTTCTTGATCGAGCGCAGCGATGCGCATGCGGCCATTGGGGCGCACGCGGCGGAAGGTTTCGGTATGTTCGGGCAGCGGCCATGCCGGCATCGGCACAAGTGAATGATCGACCGCCATGGCAATGCGGCAGGGGAATGTCGCATACAACACCACGATGCGCGTATCAGGATGCAGTTCTTCGGATAGAGCGCCGATGTCGATGATCTGCGTGCGCGTCGGCGGCTCGCACGGCGATTCCGCCATCACGTCGCCGAAGTTAGAATATTCCGTGATAAAAAGGCGCCCGAGTGCCATGGCGATGCCTCGTTAGCTCGTTGACGATGGCGGCGATGTTGGCGACAAAGGGCCGCTCAACGACGGGCCTCCATTGTCCATGCCCATCGCCTGCTGGATGTCGTTGGCCGCGGCATCGATTTCGCCTTTGATCTTTTCCGCCTCGTCCAGACGCGAATTGAGCGTCGCCACGCTGACGGGAAAATCGGCGGCGATCTTGGCGGCGCGGGCATTTGCCGCCGCTAGGTTCTGGCGCAGCAGCGCGGCAAGACCGCTGATCGCCGGGGGTGTCGGCATGCTTGGACCTATGGGTGAAGGGCGCGACACTTGCCGCGCCGACGGTGTCGGCATCTGCATAACCGAAAATGCTTGCGCGCCACCGGTATGCGCCTGGATCAGATCGGCGGCGATCTGCGCGGCGCGCTCGTTGGGATGACCATGGAACGGCGCCGAGACGAAAGCGAACGGCGTGTTGTCCGCATGCCAGCCGGTGAAGTTGAGTACCTGGCCGTTGTTCTGATGCCGCAACGATGCCTGGTCGAGCCGCAATTGGCCGCGGGCGGCCAAGTGAAAGGCATTGCGGAGGTCGGCGACGCCCATGTCACTTGTCGCCTATGTTACTGGACTTCGTTGTCGGGCACGTCGCCTTCGCGAAGATGATCGGAGGCGCCGGAGGTCATAGGCGGCAACAATGTCTTGGCCAGGGCGACCGCCGCGGGAACCACCTGGACATCCATGCGCATCGGCGGTGATTTCAGCGTCGAGCTGGTGTTGTTGCTGCTGTTGACCAGATCGAATTCCATGATCTGATGATCGCGCTTGCCAATGAGATGACCACTGGCGTCGCAATAATACAGCCGCGCCTTGACGCAGCGCATGCCGTGGTCCTTGACGACCTCGTGGAAGGCGTCACGCAGCGCGATGGAGCTCATGCGACACCAAGCGATAGAGCCAACCGTCCCCGTTCGAGGCATCCTCGGAGCGCCGATACAGCGCCCAGCCGTTCTGGCAATCAAACTGCAACGAGCCGCGCCGGCCGGCCTGGATGTATGGCCCTTGGTGATGCTCGAACATGCCGCGCTCGACGGTGATGGTCTGCGGCCACGCCTTGCCCATGAATAGCGCGCCCTTGTCGGTCGATGCGATGTCAAGGTCGAGACAGAATCTCACGGCGCGATATTCCCCTGATTGGCCAGCACCAGGATCAGCGCATTGGCCAGCCGCCGATACATGGTATCGAAGCCGTCACGCTGGATCGACGCCGGCAAGTTCAGCTCGTTGATCATCTTGGCGATGGCTTCGTCGTTATTGACGCAGCCGTCAAAGAATTGCGGCACCTGGACCGTGACCGGAGGGCGCTTGAGCGCCACCGAGGGCGGCGCGCCGCTGCCGACGCTGAAACCGTCGTTGTCAAGGTTTGACATAGGGCAACCCGGCTGCACCGCAATAGCCGCGGCGATGTTCATAATCGTACGCCGTGCTCACTGAACGATCGTACCAGCGCCACGCCATGCAATCGGAGGCAACGCACCTGCAATAATCAACCGCATCTATGCCGTCGTCATGATTACCAACTCGATTGTGAGAAATCATAATTTGGTCAGTCTCTTCATCGCCTAGATACACAGCCCGAGAGAACGGACACCACTTTTTCATGGCCTCATCGAATGTCAGTATCACCCGAGACTCCCGAAGCTGCGCTTTTTCGCCGGCTTGCCGCCCTTGACGCGCGCCGGCAGCGCCTTGACGCTGCCGGTATGGCCTTTGAAGCCGGCGGTGAACTCGGCGCCGACTTTTTGCGGGATCCCGAGCGTGGAATGGCCCTCTTTCGCTGCCATCATGGCGCGAAATTGCGCGCGACTGACCGCCGGCATGGCTACGCCGCTACAGGCTCGCGCATCTGATAGGCCAGAATCCGATCAGCCAGCGCGCCAAAGGTCCATTGCGGCGGTGCCGCGCCCAAGCTGGCCAAAACCCCGCCGTGCGCTAGTTGATTGGCGACGGCAATATCGCCGGTCCATTCGCTCAATGGCAAGTCTTGGCCGATCGAGGCGAGATATTGGCCGACGGCGCAGGCGCGACACGAGGCCCACTCATAGCGTTCGCCCGGTTCTTTGCTGGCGACAAACAGCGCAAAGCCGGCCAGTGACGGTTCCTTATTCCAACGGGGGTCTTGCAGCATGATGGGCTCCTTTCCGAGCGTGTGATTTTATCCCTTCGCCATCCCGAGCGGTTGCGATCCAGCGACCGAACCGCCCGCACCCGGAACGGCCGAGCCGCCGATCGAACCAAAGCTGCGGGTCGGCAGCTGCGTCTTGTTCATGTTGCGATAGGCGGCGATATGCGCCTGCGCCTTGGCATGCGCGCTCTGCAAATGCGGATGATCGCCGTGCATCTCACGCACGGTCTTGACCGCGCCAAGCAAGCGACCGTGCGCCAGCATGGTTTCGCGGGTCGGCGTAGCGCCGGCGAGCGCCTTTGCGCCGACAGTGCCCGGCGTGATCGCAGGCGTGCCGCCAGCAGGCGAGCCGGTGATGCTCTTGTAGCTGCCCGCCACCGGGTTATAGGCGCCGGTGCGCGAAGGAATGCCGGTCAGGCTTGAACTACCGCCGCCGCTCGATGCGCGTGCCGGTGCGCCCGCCAAAGCGTTGGCGCCGGGCATGATATTGCCCGCCGAGCGCGGATTGCCGACGTGCTCAAGACCGCGTGAGGATTGGCCACGCAATTGTTCGAGCGTGGCGTTGATCGAGGGTTTAGGCATGGTGCTATTCACCGGATGATTGGGAAAACCAGAACAAGGCGAGGATGCCGAGAACAAAGCCGCAGAAGACGGCGAAGGCGAGCATCATTGGCTTTGCCTCTGCTGCGGCAGCGAGAAGTGGGCGGCGCCGCCGGCGATCAATCCGGCCAAGCCGTATTTTTTGATGATGTCGATCAGGTCGTGGTTGAAGATGACATAGTTTTTCGTACCCTCACCAGCGGCGCGCGATCCCTGGTCGAGATATTTGATGCCGGGGATGCCGGCTTCGCGAAGTGCCTCGGTCGCCTTGTCAGAACCGCCGAAACTGCTTTCAAAACTTTGCAGCAACCCATGGCCCGGACGACCTTCCCACAAAATCGCTTCATGCGTCTTTGGCGACGTTTCAGCGATAAGCTTCTGCTGCCGTTCTAGCGGCAACTGTGCAAATTCCTGCGGTGAATAGCCGAAATGATTTGCAGCGGCCATCTGCTGATATTGCGGACTAGCTTTTATCTTCTCAACGACCTGCGGTTGCTCGCTCAGCGGCTTATCCCAATCGAGGAAATGCTCGGGATCGGCGTTGATAGCGACTTCGTAAGTCTTGCCGGGCACAGCGGCATGATTAGGGTAGTTTGTTTTGACGTAATCAATAGCGGCGTTAATTTCTTGCGAAGTTCTACCGCGGGTCAATGGATCGGCCGAAAGCTTGGACCAAACATTGTCAATTGGAGTGCCGGCTTCGAGTTCTTTCAAAACCGCCCAAGGCAAATACTTTGACGATGATCCAAGTGCCTCCGATGCATCTTTTGTCAGTTGCTGGCGATTTATATCCGTATATTTAGTTGCGAGCGTCTTCTTGTAATCGGCCGCAACCGCCGGATTCTCCGCAAAATACAAGCCATGGCCATAAGCCTGCGCGCCCTCGCCGGTGCCGATCTTCGAAATGTCGAACTTCTCGAAGTCGTAAGGCGAGCCATGATAGGCGCGGATCGGCTCGAACGGATTGCCTTCGACCGGTGTCATGGACTTGAGCTTGCCGCCGGCCGCGCCCGCTGCGCCCGCCTGCGCAAACGGCGTACCGCTGCCGAGCATGTTGAGCGCCTGTTGCGGCGCCCAATTGGCGGCTTCGCCTTCAAGCTGTTGACGGCGGAACTCGTCTTCCTCGCTCCACATGCCCGGCGTTTCCGGCTGCACGCCTTGCGCGGCGCGGCCCGGCAGCGTCAGGCGTTGCACTGTGCCTTGGATGGCAGCGTCGGTGGCGCGCTGGAACGCCGGCGACGCCTCGCCAGTTCCGAAGCGCGGCGGCAACCGATTGGGCGGCGTCGCCGTCGGCGCGAACGGATCGTAATCCACCGGCACCAAGTCAGGCATCTAAATCAATCCTCTAAGGTCATACCGAAGCAATGGGTCCTGTCGAGCGTCTTCGATATTGGTGGACGGTCGAGCAGTGCGCTCAAACTTAGACCAATCAGCATTGCGGGCAACCAAGCCAATACTATAAAAAGTCCTAATGTCTTCAGGGGACGGTCCTCCCTGCTTGGAAGAAAACGGATCATAATCCACCGGCACCAGATCGGGCATTAATATCGACCTGCGCACGATATGACGGCAAAAAACACTAACGCCGCGAACATGGCGCAGATAAGGAATATCTCAATGGGATTGAAGTCGGGCATCACTGCACCTTGAGATATTTTCCCGGCGCCTGCGGGTCGGGGATGTAATGCTCGCCGTCGGGCGCCTGCTTGGCTTTCTTCAGGATCGAATGGCCTTCTGGCACCCGCAGCGTCGCGCGCTTGTGTTCTTCCGGCGCTCCCGCCGCACCGGCGCGGGCCGCGCTCGCCAGCCGATCCACCGGAATGTCCATGTGCATCAGATGCGCGGTCGGCTCGCCTTTCTGCGTGAAGGTCGGCTTGTGAATATCGCCGTCCGCCGGGAATCCAGCATCACGCCAAGCGTGCAGCAGACGCTCGTTACGATGATGCGTAACAACAGCCACCAGACCACGATGTCCAGCAAGCGTTGAATGCAGCCCCTTGAAGAACCGCGCCTTGAAATCGTTGAAGCTCTCGCCGTCGCCGGGCAGCTTTTCATCCGGCTTGTTGTGCGCGTAATCGGCGATGATCGGCACCGCCTCGGAACTCTTCTTGCCGGCAAAGCTACCGACATTCCATGGCCGGAATACTTTGCTGATTTGCGTGATCGGCGTCTTGCATTTGTCGGCGATGATCTTTGCCGTCTCGTGCGAGCGATTGAGATCCGAGGTCACGATAGCGTCGGGCTTCTGCTGGCAGACAATATCGGCGAGCCGATGCGCTTCCTGCGCGCCTTCGGGCGATAGCGGCACGTCCTTCCAGCCGCGAATGCGATCGATCGACACGTCGTCGTTGTTCAGCGCCGTCGCGCCATGACGGATCAATTGAATCTTGCGTGTCGGCGATGACTTTGATTGCGGCGCGCCGTAATGTTCGTAGGCTTCCTGCGACGAGCCGGCTTCGTCGAAGGTCTTTTGCGCAATGCTGCCTTTCATGGTGCCTTTGGCTTCCCACCTGTCGCAAACGTCTTGCGGATCGATGACACCGGCGACCAGCGAGCATTTGTGGTCGGCATACATCGCGCAATTGCCGCAATGAAACTCTTTGCTGCCATGGCGGTAATTGACGCTCGCCTTGGAAACAAAATGGGTGCGCGGAAGCGAACCTGCCGGCTTTGCTTGCGCTTGCGTGTTGGCGGTCGTTCGACCGGCACCCAAACCGGCACCCAACGCTCCGAACGAATGGCGCGCCATGATTCACCATCCGTCGCTATGATCGTCGATACTTGCCGCGCTGCGGACAACCAGCGCAACCGCCCAAGCCGCAGCACTCGTTGATATCAAGCCATTGCTTGAGCCAGCGCCAAATCCGCGCCAGCATCATGCAGGCTTGCCTGCCGCCGCTGCCGCTGCGGCCGCCGGCGTGTTGGCGAGAGTGTTTGCAAACTCACGACACGGCGTGTTGGCGACGACAGCGGCGGCGAGCCCGGTGTCGTTCTGCTGCAGCGTCGCGACCAGCGCGTTCAGCGCGGTCTGCGTCGCCGGATCGGTGGAGCTGCTCGCCAGCGCGGTGATCTGCGCCGCAAGACTGGTGATCAACGTCTCGACCGAGCCGGTGACGGTGGTGTTGTTGGTGACTTCGGCAGTCAGTGCACTGATATCGACAGCCATGATGGCCTCCTGCTTGAGAATGGTGAGTTGGTTAGCAAGCACTGCGTTCAGTTTGGTGATGATCGATTGCTGGCTGGCCATGAGTGTTTGCAAACTCACGACAACCTGATCCAAGCCTCTTGAATAGTTGATCACGGCGGGCCTCCGATCAGGCGCTCCAATGCGTCGCTCCGGACGGCCGCTCGGCTGGACGACGCGACGACTTCGGTGCCGGCCCCGCTGGTTCTTCGTAGTCGATCGCCATATAGCCGAAACTATCGGCGCAATGGCTCGACCAATCATGATCCGGTCCTAAGCCGACGTTGCGCATTTCATCCTTGCGCTCGTGATAATAGCCGAGCGCATCACGGCCGGCTTCGGTTGTCGATTCATTGAACCAGCACCGCGGCAGAATGCGCCGAACCGCTTCGATACGCATGGTCGCCGCACCGATGCCGGTGTTCTTAATTGGCGTCGCACACTCAAATCCGGCATCGGCCCAATGATCGACATAGCGCTTGCCGGTGACGTTGTTGGTGGCGACGCCGTCGTGCGGCGTGCAGATGATCGCTTCTTGCCAACCGCGCGTGCGTAGTTCATGCGCATAATAACTGATCGGTTGGCCGATGCCCTCGACGTAATCGAGCACGCGGATTTCGCGGCCGACGAATTGCACAATCCAAATCGACGTTGCATCTGACTTGGCGCCAGCACCGCCAATATCCAGATAAGCGTGCACAGGCAACACCGGATCGGCGGCAACATGCGAGATGCGCTTTTGTTGGCGCGCAAGTTGCAGCCCTTGGGCGTAATAGGCCCCCTCGAACGCCTTGGCGTATTCGCCTTCCCAAATGTGATCATAGCGCTCGGGATAGAGCCGAAGATCGAGCTGGCGCTCTTCCTCAAGGACGGCCGGGAACCAGTCGTTGTCGCGCCAATTCGCTTTGACGACGATGGCCTGTTCAAGATTCTGCTGCCGCAGGAATTCGTCCACGGCATCCTTCTTGCGGCGCGGATTCCAGTTGGCCCAAATCTGCGAATCTTCGACGCGAATGGTCGGGCGCAACAGCGTTAGGCTGCGCAGGCTCAAGGTCTGCGCTTCCTCGATCCAGGCAATGCGAAAACCCTCTAGTGACTTAATTGACTCTGCGGTGTGGTCCTGCATGCCCTGGAAGATGATCAAACCATCGCCGGGCGTCTTGATGCGATCGTGAAAGATACTGAATGCCGGACCTAGCCTGAGGTCGGAGATCTTGCTTTCGATCAGGCGCTTGGCGGATTCCTTGAGCGTCTTTTGCGTCTCACGAATGCAAACCGCCAGCGTTCCTGGATTGCGAAAACATTCTTCGACCATCAGCTCGGCAAAGAAATGCGACTTGCCCGAGCCACGACCGCCATAAGCTCCCTTATAGCGGGCGTTTTGCAAGAGCGGCTTAAATACTCTCGCGGTCTTTATCTGCAGGGTCGACAATGATGCGCTCGATGCGTGTGATGTTCAGATCGCCTTGAATTTTCTTCGGTGCTTCCCAGCCTTCCAATTCAGCGAGCAGCTTCGACGATGAAATCTGATGGTCAACCTTGACCGCCGCAGGACCGAGCTTGACCGCGATAATCTCCGACAGCTTGGCCTTCACGGTTTCGATGGTGGCGAAAGTTTTCTGCTCTTCGCCGGCGTGCTTGGGCACCAGGATTTCCGCCATGCGCGCTTTGATGAGCGGATGTCGCGGCAATCGCCGCGCGTTATCGGCTAATGAACTGCCCTTGTAGCCCGCTGCCTTGGCAGCAGCCGCGGCGGCTTTGCCTTTGGGCATCTGCGCGGCGAGATTGCGCAAATATTCATGGGCGAATGTCTCGCGCTTTTCGTCAAGCTCGGCCATGAGTCATGAGTCACAGACTTGAGTCATTTTGAGTCAAAATTTCAGCAAGTAGGCTTTCGCTGCCATGCCACTCCTCATTGACCCGCCACTCCCACACGCCGTGGTTTTGCCCAAGCGCATCACGCAATATTGCTTCGATTGTCGCAAAGCGTTCTTCGTCTTTAGGCGAGGACCCCTGAGCGATCGCAAAATGCAACGCGCACTTGATCGCCAATTCGAGTTGTCGCTGATGCATTGCCAAATGGCCTAAGAAAGGCGCCCCGGCTCGGGGGAACCGAGGCGCAAGTCGTCAGGGAGGTTTGCATGGACGAAGCCATACACTCTAGGAATCAAAAAAGCCCCGCGGATGAGGCGGGGCTTGGAATCTCTCTAAATCCGCTCGATCGCGGATGTGTCGCGCCACCAAGCGCGGCCGAACAATGTAAAAGCCGGAGCGGCACAAGGCCGGCCATTGCCTACATGTGCTCGATCTGGTGCGGATAGACCTCAATCGGCACTGTCCGCCCCAACACGAAGGTTTCTACGCTGATTCGCCCGTTCTTGCCAAGCCGAATGACCTTGCCGGGCGGCCAACGGCTTTGCAGATCGTCGGTGAAGCGCACCTTGTCGCCGGTTTTGAACTTGTGGACCAAATGCTTGGGCGGGGGAATATTCAAGCCAGCCTCGATATGGCGGATAATCTCGATGTCCTCATTGCGCAAGAATGCCGCGGTGCCGGTGCCATCGCGCAGAAAACCGATGATGCCAGGCGTGTTTACGATCAGCAGCCACGGGATCGCGGCCGCCACATCCATCGGCAAGAACAAATAACCGGGGATAACCGCGCATAAAACCGCCCGCCGCTTGCG